AGTTGGAAGACACATTAGGAATTCCGACAGTAACGATACATTTGAGTATATTCAAACAGACATTGTTGATAAAGAAAAGCTAGAAGATTTATTTAACACTATAAAATCAAGGAATGTTGTTATTTCTGGAATTGTAAATTGTGCTGGAGCATACTGGCCATCGCCTGCTTATGGAGAAATTTTTCCACAAGTAGAGCAAATGATGAATGTTAACATTTTAGGTCCTTACAATGTTATATCTAAATTCCTTGCTCTTGTGGACCCAAATAAGCATACACCAATAATTAATATATCAAGCTTGGCAGCACATAGTTTAAACTCAGAATCTATGTATTCAGCATCTAAAGCAGCATTGGAAACTTATACTAGGTCTTTAGCTAAACAGGTTTGTGGCAGTAAAGTTAGGCCAAACTGTATCGCCCCAGGACCGATAAGAACTAGATTTACAAAATTCATGCCAGAAGTTTATTTTCAAACTTTATTGCTAGGTCAAATTGTTCCTCAACAATATACAGTAACTGATATAGCAAATCTAGTAGAGCTACTTTTTGATGAGAAGTCTTCCAGTTTGTCTGGCCAGGTCTTTCACGTAGGCGGATATTAAAAGTCCTTGATGGTACAATTTAATCATGTCGTATAATCTTAGAGTTTTATCAGACAACCCGCTGGCTTTTTGGCCAAGCGGAACAGATGATATTTCTGGATTCGACAATCAGGTATCAATAGTCGGATCGGTAGATAACACAAATTTACCACTAGTTATTGGTGCAGAAAACTCTTCAAAACTTTCTGGTACCGCCGCTATTACCTACATAGATATAGATGGTATTGCAACTAAAAATTTTTCCGATGATCAATTTTCTATAGAATGCTGGGTTAGGGTAAATACTACCTCTTCTTTAGAAATACCAATTGTAGGAGACTCTTCTAGTGATATAGGAATATTTTACAAAAAAGGAAACATAGTATTTTCAATAGGAACAGAATCTATAGAGTACACCGTTCCTTTTTTAAAAAAATCCTTACATATAGTCGGGGTATACAGTAAAAATAAAATTATACTGTATATAGATGGAAAGATAGAAGCAGAAAAAGATCTGTCTAACTTTTCTTTTTTAAATGAATCTATTTTAATAAAGTCGGGACCAGTAAACAATAGTTTAGACTATATGCTTTTAAATTGTGTATCCTTTTACAGAAGTTCTTTAACTAAAGATCAAATTTTATCTCATTATTTAGAAAATAAATCTTTAAGCCCTACTCAAATAGTTTACCCAGATCAAGGTAATTTTTTTGAACTTACAGATAAATCAATTTCAGCAAAGTATTCCTATTCCTATCCAGCCAATAAATCATGGCAGTATTTTATTAACGATAATAATTTATATTATAACTCTCAAAAAGAATTTATTGGTGTTGTAAAGGGAAACGGAGATTCACAATCTATTGTTATTGAGGATTTTATTACAATTCCAAGCGGACCAGAGATGAACTCTTCAAGAATTGAATGGGACGGGGATAACGGAGTTTCTGTTTCAGTAAGTGTCGATGGTCAAAACTATCAATCTTGCGTTAATGGACAACCGATACCTCAGTATTCATTAAGCTCTTTTAGTCAAACAAGAAATTTATATATTAGGGTTTATTTTACAACATCAGACGATAGCGTATACCTGCCATCTTTAAAATTTTTATCAATAAGCTTTTATAACAATCAAAAAATTTACTCAAAAAATTCTTCTAATTATATAGCCAGCCAGCAAGACATCCCTGTAAGCAATAACAAATATGAAATACTTTCTACAGATAACAGAAACGGCATCAGCTTAAAAAATCTTTCATCGTTTTATATAAATACGACAACCCCAACAAAATCGATAGAGTTTTTTTATACCCCGTATTCTATTCAAAATGGAGGGTTGGTTACATCTGTTGCTACAGGCGGGTACAGTGAAAGTAGCCTTACTTGGTCAAGCAATACAATATCTAAAAGCAATATATCCAAGATATACGTTAATGGGGTAGATAAAACAAGCCAGACTAATATAAATAATTTGTTTTTAAAAGATTCTCTTCACCACGTTGTTATTGTTTTTGAAAATAGCATATATGGAGAAATTTCTATTAATAAATCTAGCGTTTTGGGAGGGCAAAGCCTATATCAGAATTTGGCTATTTATGAATCAGCCCTGAGTGCCGAAAAAGTTCAGGATCATTTTAATAAATATGTGTCTTCCCAAGGTACAATTATTGAAGATCAGCTAGGTAAAATGTCAGAGCTGTCGGTTGATTATTTTAATTCTGACTGGATAGTGGTACAAAATATTTAAATATCTTTAGGATATGGCAAAAATCTGGACTTTATTTTGAAATAATGGTAAACTTAGGGAACAATGGATATAAAAAACTTTAAGCAAACGTCTGTAGAAGAAACAACTCTAGGGATATACGTCTGGGAGATGCCTGACGGAAGATGGGTTGGAGACGATGATGGCAACTATCTTTCAATTACCTCATTAAAAGGAAATAGATCAAGAATTGATGCTCTTGCAAGAGAAGCCAGATCTTATGGAATTTATGAAGGCAGCCCTTTATTTTTATCAAATAGAAGGAAGATAGATGACGAAGAATTTGAGCATCAAAAACAAAGATTAGAGTGGGGATTAGTCCCAGATGCTTTAGACGTTGGAAACTATAAAGATGAAATGAAAGCGTTAAGACAAGGAAAATCCAAATGATAGAGTTCCTAAACGAAGACAATAGTTTTGTTCAAAACATAGATATTTCAGACTCGTCAGACTTTTCTAGATTTCATAACAAAGCCCCTGTTCTAGACAGCGACCCATTCAATATAACAGAATCAGAATTAAAGAAAGTTCAGGGTTTGGGCAATAACTTTCGTAGAAAAATGTCTAGAGAGTTATCAAAAAGATTTGTTGGTCAAGACGGCACAGCCACACAACAGAACCTCATGCAGCAAGCAGTTACTGGTTACGCAATGTTTGACTTGGTTGAACCAACATATAACATGGAATATCTTTCTAAAATTTATGAAATTTCACCATACAACTATGCAGCAATTAACGCAAAGGTTGCCAACATTGTTGGACTTGGGTATACTTTTGTTGAAACAAAAAAAGCAAATGATGCTCTAGATAATATTGAAGATCAAAAGCAATTAGATCGAGCTCGAAAGAAGTTAAATAAACTTAGACAAGATTTAGATACTTGGCTAGAAGAAACCAACGAAGAAGAAACTTTCACAGAAACACTAATAAAAGCCTATATTGACCTAGAGGCAACTGGAAATGGATTTCTTGAAATAGGAAGAACGGTTGCAGGTAACATTGGATACATAGGACATATACCAGCAAAGACCATGCGTGTTCGTAGACTAAGGGATGGATTCATTCAGCTTCTTTATGGAAAAGCAGTGTTCTTTAGAAACTTTGCAGATTTAGAAACACCAAATCCTATTGCAGATGGATCAGATAGACCAAATGAAATTATTCATTTAAAGAAATACACACCAATGAACAATTATTATGGATTGCCAGATATTGTTTCTGCACAAAACGCAACCGCAGGAAATGAATTTGCTGGTAAGTATAATTTAGACTATTTTGAAAACAAAGCCGTACCTAGATATATTATTACCGTTAAGGGAGCCAAGCTCTCTCCAGAGTCAGAGCGTAAACTTTTAGAATTTTTCCAAGTTGGATTAAAAGGAAAAAATCATAGGTCCTTGTATGTCCCACTTCCAGCAGATAGCCCAGATTCAAAAGTTGAATTTAAAATGGAGCCAATTGAAGCTGGAACCCAGGAATCATCATTTAACGTGTATCGTAAGTCCAACAGAGACGAAATTCTTTTAGCCCACAGAGTTCCAATAAATAAAATAGGAGTTCCAGAAGGAATTAGTTTAGCCTCTGCAAGAGACGCAGATAAAATGTTTAAGGAGCAGGTGTGTAGACCAGCACAAGACATTTTAGAGAAAAAATTAAATAGAATTATATTAGAAAAAACAGATGCGGTAATGCTAAAGTTTAATGAATTAACTTTAACAGACGAAGACACCCAGTCTAAAATTGATGAAAGATATTTAAGAATGCAGGTAATTACCCCTAACGAAGTTAGAATTAGGAAGGGAATGATTCCTCGAGATGGCGGGGATCAGGTTGTAGATTTAAAAGCTCAGGAAAAATCTGAGCAAACCGCACAAGCCCTAAATTCTAGAAAAAGAACTCAGGAAAGATCTGCCAATTCACCAGATAATTCTGGGGAGGGCAGAAATGAAAAAGGTGGGGGAAGAGTCACCGAATAATTATTAGGCAACCAGTATTTGCCTTATATACAATACCGTTATAAAATTAGGCATATGAATATTGAAAAATCTTATTGGTCCAGCAATGGAGATAATATTAGCCTATCGGTCCCTTTTACAAAGGTTGATCGAGAGAAAAGAACCGTCTCTGGTTTTGCTACTTTAGACAACGTAGATCAAACAGGAGATGTAGTTACAGCAGAAGCAAGCATGAGAGCTTTTGAAAGATTCCGTGGCAACATTAGAGAGATGCATGGTCCTAACGCTGTAGGCAAAATGGTTTCTTTTAAACCAGAAACATTTTATGATCCAAAGTCAAATGATTTTTATAGTGGAGTATATGTAGATGCATACATTTCAAAAGGCGCACAAGATACATGGGAAAAAATTCTAGACGGAACACTTGCAGGATTTTCAATTGGTGGAAAGATTAAAGAGTCTGACAATCAAGTAAACAAAGCAACTGGGCAAACAGTTAGATTTATTAAAGAGTATGCTTTGATGGAGCTGTCAGTAGTAGATTCTCCAGCAAACGAATTATGTAATATTCTATCTATTGAAAAAATGAATGGACAATTAATTTTTAAAGGAATTTCTACAAACTTAAAAACAGAAAATATTTTTTATTGTGAAGACAGCGACTCTGTATTTATGTCAACAGACGCTGAATTCAATTCCCCAATAACTGGCAAGCAAGCAAGTTTAATTGGTTGGGTAGAAACTGATGATATAAACAAAGCAAAAGAAATAGAAAAGATTCTTGCTTCATTTAAGAAGTCAAGATTAACGTTGCCTGAAACACAAACAATCGCAAAACAGGCAAACGCACAAGGAGGTAATGAAGTGTCAGAAAACACAGAAACCGCAGTGGTTGAAGAAACCGCAGCAGTAGAAGTAGAAGTTGTTGCAGAAGCAACAATTGAAAAAGCTATTACAGAAGACGTATTAGTAGATGCTTCTGCCGAAATCGTTGAAAAAGCAACAGACATCTCTGATGAGATTGTTGTTGAAAAACCTGATTTTGCAAAAATGTTAGGTGATTTAAAAGGCTTTTTCTCAGAAACTCTAAACAAAGCTTCAGAAGAAAACGCAGCACAAGTTACAACTATTAAAAATGCAGTTGAAATTTTAAGCAAAAGCGTAGAAAGCAAAATTACAGAGTTGGCAGAACAACACTCAGAGCTCAGCAAAACTGTTGAGAACATCAGAAACACGATTGATGGAGTAGAAAAGCGTGTCGATGCAGTAGAATCAGAGACTGCAATTAAAAAGTCCTCAGACCTTGGCGGGTCTAGGGAAGTAAAAGTCCAAAAATCAAAATGGAACGGTTCTTTCCTCGGTTCCGTAAACGAACTAATAAAGTAAGAAATAAGGAGAAATAAAATAATGAGCAATGAAACATTAGAAAAGGCAATCGCAGCTGGTACAACAGCAACAGGTACTTTTGCGTCCACAACTGGTGGTACAGGTACACACGCTGGTTCCGAAAACGGAAACGGTGGTCTACTTAACCCAGAGCAGTCAGCTCGCTTCTTAGACTATATGTTCGATGCAACCGTAATTGGAAAAGTCGCACGTACCGTTCGAATGAGAGCAGACACTGCAGAAATTGACCGCATGTCAGTAGGCGAAAAGCTTATGAAACTTGCAACAGAAGGAGATAACACTGCAGAAAACGCAGCAGTTACTTTCTCAAAGATTTCTTTGACAACAAAGAAATTGCGTCTAGACTGGGAGCTTTCAACTGAGTCTCTAGAAGACAACATTGAGGGTGCAGATCTAGAAGATCATATTGCACGATTGATGGCAACACAAGCAGGAAACGACATTGAGGATGTAATCCTTAATGGTGTCGGCAGCGGATCAGATCCTCTGTACAAGGCATTCCAAGGAGTTGTAGCTAAAGCTAAGGCCAATGGTCGAGTTGTAGCTGGAGCTGGAGCTGGAGTTTCTCGTGAGCTATTTAACAAGGCATTAAAAGCAATGCCACGTAAATACATGCAACGTCGTGGAGACCTTCGCTTCTTGGCAGGTTCAAACCTAATCCAAGATTTCCTATATGCTAACAGCATTGGAACAAACAACACAATCCCACAAGATATCGCATCAAGCGTTATCCGTGGTGCAACACCAGGACTTGGTGGAGCAGCAGGATATGTAGCACCTTTCGCATTTGGTATTCCAATTGTTGAGGTACCACTTCTTCCTGAGACACAAACAGGTTCATATGCAAGCCCATCAGGTTCACACGGAGATATCCACTTGACATTCCCAAATAACGTAGTTATTGGTATCAAGCGTGATGTAACTGTTTACCGATTCTTCTGGCCTCGTAAGGACTCCATTGAGTACACAATGTATACTCGAGTTGGCGTTCAAATCGAACAACCAGATGCTTGGGTAGTTGTAAAAGATGTTAAGGTTGCTTCTTAATTAAGAAATAATCTATTTATCTAAAGAAAAGCCTCCAATTTAATTTGGGGGCTTTTCATTTGAATTTACTAGTGATATAATTAAACGACCTAACCAAAAGGAGAACATATGTCATTCGAGACATTGAAATTATCTGAATTAAAGCAGGCAGCCGAAGACTTCGGCGTAGACGCAAGTGATTTAAAAGGAAAAGCCGACATTATTGCGGCGCTAACAGAAGACGGGGTAACCTGGGAAGTGTATAGTAAAGCAATTAAAGATGTTGAAGAAGCTAAAGAAGAAATTGAAGTATTACCAAGATTTGATTTAAATCAGGAAATAGATCCAAATTCTTTGTTAGTTAAGATGGAAAGAGACAATTACAGATACGATGCTTTAGGATTTACTTTTACAAAAGAACATCCATTCGTTGCAATGTCTGCAGAAGCTGCTCAAGAAATTTTTGATAAGGAGGAAGGTTTTAGATTAGCTACCCCAAGGGAAGTTCAAGACTTCTACAGTTAATTTAACCTTTTAAAATGGCAGAGATTTATGTAAATAGTAGGACTCCAATAAAAAGCAAAATATATTGGGAGTCTGAACTTGTCAGTCCAGACACAGTTACAGTAAAAGTTTACGATGTTACAGAGGATCCTTCTATAGTCCCTGCCATTTCCCCAACTACAATCTTAACAACACTTACGGCCACTAGCGTAGAAACAGATTCTGGATCGTATCAAGTCATATTGCCTTTTAACTATACGGAAAGAAATAGAAGTTTCAAGCTAGTTTGGTCGTATTCAATTTCTGGAACAGAGGGATACCATGCATCATATGTTGATGTAGTCACTCCTTACATAAACATTAATGAACATTTGCAAGATCTAAATTTCGGATCAGACCCTAGCGATCCAAATTATAAAAATTATCAAGAGATTCAATCTGCAGAGAGATATGCTAGAAAAATTATAGAAGGACATACAGGTCAAGAGTTTTATTTATACCAAGACGTAGAAGTAGTATACGGATCAGACTCAGACGTATTAGTATTACCTTATAAAATAAATAAACTAAATAAACTGTATTCTAACGATATCCTTTTAATTGACAATCAATCTGTTCCTGCTGTTAACAACTGGATATTTAATCCAATTATTTCAGAAACTGGTTTTGGAATTAGAATTGATAAAACTAATTCAATAGACAATGCAGTTTATACTGCAAATGGATTTGTGCCACCTAGCGTTAATGATAGCGAAGGTTCTTTATTTGGAAAAAATATTAGATACACAATTCATGGTGAATTTGGATGGGATAGGGTTCCAACAGAAGTTAGCCAAGCTTGTATTGAGTTAATGAAAGATTACTTTTCTAAAGATTCTATCTGGAGAAACAAATACGCAAAAAATGTTCAAGCATTTGATTGGAAATTTGAATATAGCTCTAGCGCATATGCTGGAACTGGAAATGCCTACGCAGACCAGTTACTAAGCTCATATGTTTTAAGTAATATGGTAGTAATTTAATGATAGATTTAATACAGTCCATGTTGCCCATGAACTTGGATATCTATAGACAAACAGATATTCAGGATGATGATACTGGTGCTATAAAAAAAGAATGGTCTTATTATTCAACAATTCCATGCTATGCAAAAAGCATTATAAGTAATTCTTCAACTTCTAGATCTGGAGACACCCAATCCTTTTCTAACAAATACAAAAACGAGCAAAACATTCAAGTTCGTACCGAAAGTAAAATATCTTTAAGGCACAAGGTTTCAAACATTAAAGACAGGGACGGAAAATCAATTTGGACAGAGCAGGACTATCCATCAGAGACACCCACAGTATTTGAAGTTATTGGAAGTAGTCCTATAACAGATCCATTTGGTAGAGTAATTGGTTATAATTCTTCTCTAAAGAGATCGGAGAATCAGCAAATTGGAATCTAACGTAATGCTGCTTCAAGCAGCTTCTGGTCTTGAAAGATTAATGTATAACAAAAGCCCAAAGGGAATTATTCAAGACAGTAATATTGCACAAATTTCTGCTGCCTTATATTATCAAGCAAATGTAATTGCCAAATTAAGCAATAGCAAAAAGTTTAAAAGTACTTTTAAAAAGGTAGTGTTTAATCAAATAGAAAAAGATTTTGGGCAATACATAGATTCACAAGCAAGATCAAAGCCAAAAGCATTTCACCATGTATATGAATGGGGTAAGACTGGAAGCGCAAATGATAGATTGTTTAGTCTAACATCTTTAGATTCTGCAGGAATATCTTTTAAAGTTAATTTTAAATTTGAACCATCAAAAACATTTGTCCCTGGACCAGAAAAACAAAGAAAACACGTATTTCAAAACAAAGCGTCTGTGATGGAGTCAGGAATGGCTCTTAAAATTGCTCCACGCCATTCTGAGAGGTTAGTATTTGAATCCAATGGCGAGACAGTCTTTATGCCCAAAGGGGCTTCAGTGACCGTTAAAAGGCCAGGAGGACCTAGTGTTAAAAATCAATTTACTTTACAATATTCAAGATTTTTTAGCGGGAACCTTGTAAGCTCATCTATTAAAAAATCTGGATTTAAAGATATATTTAATTCAGCTTCAATGAAAGCATTAAAAATACCAGCAACAATTAAAACAGTTCAATATTCATTTTCTCCAAATTCAATTAGAAGCATGGCGGACTCAGCAGTAGAGATGTCATTTGGAGGGTCCTTAATATGACGGCAAATTATAAACTAGATGCAATTCTAGAAATAAGAAAATTTTTATGGTCTAAATTGGTGGCAGCTGAAATATTTGATGATAACGAATATTTTAGCGATAGCATAAACGATAAGATAGTCCCCATTGTTCCAGTCCAACAGGTATCTGAAATGGATCAATTTTTGAGTGGAAAAAAACATATAGTTTATGACAAAATTGGAACCTCATATGAGGAAAATTGGATGGTATGCTGTGAGCAGATACTCTTTACTATTTACTCCCCAGATGTTTCAGAAATCAATGAGATTAGGAATTTTATGATTGATGAATTTAGAAGGGTAGATGAGTCCGCAAGAGACGTAAATAGGTTTGCAAGCCTGTCTAATAAATTCAAATTTTTTAGCATTTTTGTAGCCGATATATCCCCAACAGAGCCATCAGAGGAAATGCAGGGTCTAATGTCTTCAGATGTCATTTTGGAAGTAAAGTATGCCAGAATGGTAGATGGGGTAGGAAGATTTCTATAAGTTGCTTTTGGTTGACTTGTTCCGTATAATTGCCTTAGAGGAAAGAAGCCTAGCCAGCTTGATTAAAAGATTTTAATATGTATATATATATAGGAGGAATAAATTAATGGCACAAAATACAGGTAATGCTAGAAATATTCTTGTTGGTGCATCTCCACTGTTTTTATCAGTAGAAGATTCAACAACATCAGGATATGTAGAAAACATGGTTCCAGGTACCGCTATATCAGGCGCAACTGGACGTAACAAGACAGTTCCAGCATTTAAAAATGGTACATCAGCAACGCCAGGACCATACGTTGCAGGTGAGTCATACACAACAACTCTTAACGGAGTAGATACAGCATCAGGTGCAACAGCAACAACAGGTGCTGCATACCGTAACGTAGGTTACACAAACAACGGTTTGCAAATTACTTACAACCCAACATACGACTCAGTGACTGTAGATCAGTTACTCGACACAGCTAAGCTGTTTAAGTCTGCTATGGAGGTTATGATTGCAACAGAAATGGCCGAAGGAACACTAGAAAACGTTCTAGTAGTTTTCGGACAAGGACAATCAACTCTTACAGAGTCAGGTAAGAAACTTGGACTTGAGGCAGGCGCACTAGGTGCAGCTCCAGTTGAGCGTCAATTAGTTGCAATTGGACAAGCTCCAACAACTGCAGAATCATCAAAAACTGAGCGTGTATATTATGCACGTCGTGTTCTTTCTGTACAACAGTCACAGTTCTCTTTGGCTCGTAACGCAGCATCAACATTTCCAGTAACATTCCGTTTGCTACCATCAGGTGCAGCGGGAGATGCAGGTTCAGAATACGGTACAATCGTAGACCGCACCTGGTTATAATTAATATAAATTAATTAATAGAGGCCCCCCATTATTTGGGGGGCTTTTTATTGCCCTTATGTTTGCTATATGTTATAATAATTTTAACTATCCAAGGAGGATAAATTGGCAACAACAGTATATGATGTAGAAGAAATTGAACTTCAAAATGGAGCAAAGGTCAAGCTAAAGCCATTGACAATTAAAGCATTGCGAAAGTTCATGGCAGAAATTAAAAAGACAGAAACTGCAGCAAATGAAGATGAAACACTTTCAATTTTAATTGCAGCAAGCGGAATTGCAATTGAGTCACAAGTACCAGAATTAGTAGCAGACAGGGATAAATTAGAAGACGCACTAGACATGCCGACAATTAATCGAATTCTTGAAGTTTGCGGAGGAATTAAACTTGACGACCCAAACCTGGAAGCGGCACGAGCTCTAGTTGGTCAGAACTCGATTTAGCCGCTCTCTTAGGGGAAGTTTTTCTTTTAGGTAATTGGAAAAATTACGAAGAACTAGAAGAAAATCTTTCAATGCCAGAAATAATTCAAACCTTTAAATCTATGCACAAAACGGAAGATGAAAAAAGAAAGTTTTTAGCATCTTTGCAAGGAGTTAACTTAAACGAAAGCTCCGTAGAAGAAAGCAATAGTTTTGAGGATATAAAAAGAAAGGCTCTGGGTATACAGGAAAGTGCAGACGACGTAGTCTCACTACAAGGAAGTTATGCTGCTGAAGCAGGCTTTGGAATTGGCGCAGGCTTAGGATACTCAAGGGTGTAAAATAATATAGATGGCTGAAGATCAGATAGTAACCAGAATAGTCGCTACGGCAGACTTTTCAAACCTTATTGTAGACTTGAACAAGGTTTCTTCAGCCTTAACTAATTTACAGACAAAGCTAAACGCAACAAACAAAAACCTCTCAGCGCAAGCGGCGGTAATGAACCGTTCCTTTGCAGAAACAATGAGAAGCACTGGGCAATTTTCTACCCACTTCGTAAACCTTCAATCTGATGTAGAGAAATTTGGATCTCAATTAGATAAAGGTCAAATAAAATTAAGACAATTCTTTCAAGTATATCAAGGACATGTAAAAACAAATAGCGGAATTGTAAGACAGTTAGCTGCTCAACAAGTACAATTACAAAATGCCATATTGCAACCACTAGGAAAAAACTCTGAAGGATTAATGCAATACAATGTTCATATTCCAACAGGATTAGATAAAGTAAAAAACAGAACAGCTCTAGCAAGACAAGAGTTGCAAATTATGAACAGAGTAATTCAAGAAGGAGCAAACTCTTTAATTAACTGGGGTAAAAATACTCAGTGGGCAGGACGTCAGCTAACAGTAGGTTTAACAATACCACTTGCAGCTTTTGGTAAAGCTTCAGCAGATGCATTTAGAACCGCAGACCAAGAATTAACTAGATTAACTAAGGTTTATGGAGGATTAACTGCTAAATCTTCTTTAGAGTTGGCAAAGATAAGAGCAGATGTTTCAGCAACAGCAGCAGAGTTAGCAAAAGGATATGGAGCATCATTTAAAGAAACTCTAGGTTTGGCAGCGGACATTGCTGCAACTGGAAAAGAGGGAGACGATCTTTTAGGATCTATTAAAGAAACAACTCGTCTTGCAGTTCTTGGTGAAGTTGATAGACAAGATGCAATGAAAGCTACACTTGCAATTCAGTCAGCTTTTAAACAAAACACAGATGAGTTAGCAGAATCAATTAACTTTTTAAACGCAGTTGAAAACCAGACATCAACAACTCTTGGAGATTTAGTAGAAGCAATTCCTAAAGCGGGACCAGTAATAAAAGGTCTAGGAGGAAGTGTTCAAGATCTTGCTTTGTATTTAACAGCAATGAGAGAAGGCGGAATTAATGCAACAGAAGGAGCAAATGCTCTTAAGTCTGCACTAGCTTCTTTAATTAACCCAACAGATGTAGCTATTGCTAAATTTGCAGATTTTGGAATTAACTTAAAAGCAATTGTAAATGATAATGCTGGAAACGTTACTGCTACGCTTTTGGATTTACAAGCAGGATTAGATAATCTAAATCCTTTACAAAAATCTCAAGCAATTGAGCAGCTGTTTGGAAAATTCCAGTTTGCAAGAATTAGTGCTTTGTTTGAAAACTTAGGAAAACAAGGAAGTCAAACTTTAGAGGTAATGGATTTAATGAAAGCAAGCTCTCAAGATCTAGCTAACATTGCTGGACGAGAATTAGCAATGGTTACAGAATCTGCTTCTGGAAAATACAAGAGAGCTTTAGAATCACTTAAAGCAGAACTTGCTGGCGTAGGAGAACAGTTTTTAACAATTAATACTCACTTAATAAATATTGTTAGTGGAATTTTAAAGTTTATAGATAAACTACCCGCTCCATTAAAATCATTATTGGCTTTCTTTGGAGGACTGACAGCAGTTGCAGGACCTCTGATTATGTTAACTGGTGTACTTGCAAACTTCTTTGGATACATAATAAAAGGAGCTTCTCAGTTTAGAGCGTTATTTAAAGGTGGTGCTGGATGGAAACTTCTTACACCAGACATCCTTGCTGCAAATAAAGCAGGAGCTTTAGTAGAGGCTACCTTCTACAGTGATGCAAAAGCAGCAGACATTCTTCAACAATCTATAACTAGACTTTCTGCCTCTTACAATAAACTTGCAGCAGATGCCAATAGTGCAATTATAGCTACAAATCCAGGCGTATCAACAATGGCAGGAAATTCTGTTATTGCAGCAGGCGGAAGATCAGTAAATCCTAATAGCCCTTACATTGGAGCAATTGGAACAAGAGCTGCAGCACACCACAACCCAGTTTCTGCAATGAACAAAGACCAAAAAAATAGTCAAACAATTCACTCATTTACACCACAACCAATTCCTGTAAATCAAAAAATAGGTGCTGTTCCTCAAATATTTTCAACAGGAAATTTGCCAGAGTACGAAGGATTAACTACATCAAGAGGAGTATCAACTGGAATAGTTGCTGGAGAAGCAGCTAAGTGGCACGCATTAATGGGAACTTTGTCTATGATGTCAAAAAGAGAGGTTGCTGATTTAAAGAAAGAAATTGCTAGAACTGGCACATTTAGCGCAGATATAAATAAAACATTTGGACAGTTGCTTCCAGCAATGACTCAGTTAACAACAAATGCTGCAAGCCAATCAGCAGCAGTAGTAGCTCAATTAAAAGCAGGAAAAATTAATCTTGACGCTGCTCGTGCAAAAATAATTGCTATTAATGCTGAGCTAGAAATGTTAATGTCTCAAACAACTTCTCAGATGGCTGCTAGTATGGGTAAAACTGCAAACTTAACACAAGTTCCTTTGATAAATCAACCAGTTGTCAGCCCCAAAGGTAAAGCCAATATTAAAGAAATTTTTAGAGCAAAGAGACCTTCTGCTCAAATAATTGATAAAATTGCCAGAGCTCTCGGAGTAAGAACTTATGGGGCAGGTTATTCTACTGAA